ATCACCTGCATGTATTCCCATAGCAATGGCACAATCTTTACCTGTTTGTTCAGCAATTGATAAAGCAGCTGCTTGAATAATTGAGCTAAAAATTTTATTACGATTAGGAACTACAGTTGCTTTCATATTATCTTCAGCATAGTGTCCTTCAGGAACATCATCACCACCCTTTACTAAAGCAGAGTTAAGTAATTTGTCTAATCCTTTCAGTGTAATTACTTGATGTTTTACTTTAGCATAGTATTGTTCATCCTCATAACGAGAATGAGCATTCAAATACTTTACTAATTCTTTAGCACGCTGTAATTCTACATTGTGTTTTTGTCCATAATCAAAGGAAAGAGCACAAACCTCATATCCATTAGCCAATAAGTGTAATAATAAAGTACTAGAATCCATCCCCCCTGATAGACTAAGTACTGCTTGTTTTGGGTGTTTTTTCATAACGTTAATATAAATAATCTTTTTTTAGTTTCCAAATATAATTTAAGTAAGGTTTATTTCTTTTTATAGCTCCTTGGATTCCTTTATAACCTGCTTTATATACTTCACCATATGAAATCCATTCTTTTATAAAATTTCCTTTTAAATCTAATTGAATTATACCTTGTCCTTTTGATTTACTAATATTATTATTTCTTTCTTCAGTATAAATTTTATGCTTCCAAGAAGAAATATCTCTATTTGTAAGTTTTTCTTTTATTTTTTGTTTTGATTCTTCTGATCTAGGGGATTTACATTTCCATGTTTTATCTTTAGTACCTCCCCCAACCATGTTAGAAGTATCTTGTACTATCCAAGTTTTTCCTTTAGTAGTACTTTTTCCCTTCATTTTATCTGATTGTTCTTTTTTCCAATTTTCAGTGTGGTTTAAAGGTCCAAAGGGTTTATTGGTTTTATTATAGTAAAGGGGATTAGTAGCAGCATTAAATTTTTCTAACCAAAAGATTTCTTTTGCATTTAATAAAGAAATATCTTCTACATATTCTAAAATTTCAAGTTCAGTTTCTTTATATTTTTTTAAATCTTCTTTATATTCTTTGCCGCTACCTTTATAATACTTGTTTCCTCCTTTATGTTTACCCACATAAAATTTTTCAGTAGCTATTATCTTTCGTCGATAGATATATGGTTTATTAAAATCTATATTATTCATTTATTATAAATATTATAAATTTAAAAACTGTCACGTCATATCCCTCCACTTAATGATAATACTGCTTGTTTATTCATAGTTTTGTTTTATTTACTAATCTACGTAATTGTTCTAAATTAGACAAGCTTAAGCGAAAACGATTTTCCCAAAGTGCATCTAATAATTTTTTAATTTCAGCCTCGTAAGCTGGATTGATATCTATTGGACTCATAGGAAAAGACCAACAATTTTTTCTATATCAATTTCCATTTCCCCAAAATTACTTTGACCAGTACTAAAATAACCAATCAACCAATTTTCAGGATACATCATAATCTTTCCCTTGTATTTAGGGGTAGTTACTTCTTTAGTTTTAACGGGGATTCTAGAGGCACTAGCTGCTCTAAATACTTGATTTCCCAAATCGCTACCTGCGGGCTTACCTAGGTAGTCGTACAATGACATAAATTTTTCCATATTTTATTTTTTAATTTCTTTATAATACAAAAACATAAATATAGCTAATGATAATTGATTCATACCAAGAGTATAATGACTCAAAATAACATTCATAATAGCACAAGCTACATTCCCTCCAATCGTAACGGGTAAACCGTATTTAATAATTTTATCCATATATTTTATTTTAGTAGTTTTCTAAACATTCGTAAATTCCAATCTAACAAATTATAATCTAAATCTGTTGTATAAAAATGATCATTCATATTGGCTTTCGGTTTTTCTGTTAAGCCATTGTGGCCGTACTGAATACCATCTAGAGTAGCCATAATAGGGTTTGATGTATCAATTGTTTCTATAAAAGGCATATCTTTATACCAACTAAATTCTTGTGGTACCTGACATCCTAATAAATGTACTCTATCATTTTTAGATATTAAATCCATACTGTACATTCTACTTATTACTTGAACACGACCTAATGCTTTAGCGATATTTTTATTAGGATGTGAACTGTGGTCTAAATAATACTCAGCTCCATAAGAAAATGCAATCTTTTTATAACCCAAGTCTTTGTATGTTTGATAACACAAAACAGCATCTAAAAAGTTTTGAGCTTGTACAACTGCTACTTTAGTAACGCCTTTAGGCAATTTAATTTGAGCCCATTTTCTAGCATTAACAATAGAGGCGTTTGTATCTTGCCAAACATCAGGAATAATGAATTCATTTGGTTTTAATTCGTTAACCCAATGTAATAAGCCTGAATCGTGGTACGCTTCGCCAAGTTCATGGAGGGAGTTGTCTAAAATAATATAACGACCTTGTTGTTTGGCTTTCATAAAGAAATCAACATAGTCTTTATCTTTATCTAATAAATGAACTAATGCGTAATCATAGTCGCAAAATTCAATACTATCCTCTAATAAACATAAAGGAACTTCATGGGATAATTTCATAACTGGAATATAATAATAAATATTTAATTTCCCCAATTAAAATACGGGAATAGGTTTGATTTTTGGTAAATTTCTTGATTCTCTATACGCCTCTAAAAACTCAGGTATGGTTCCCTCGAACGATTCAAACATATCTTTGATATGTTCTTCAGTACCACCAAAATTCGTTTTAACATCTTTAACAAATGCAACCCAACGATTAAGCTCATCACGTTCAGCATCATTCAGCAAACGTTTGCGACGTTGCCAATACAGTTTTGTAATTTGACGTTCTTGCCAGTCAATATTTTCATAAGAACCGGAATAATTGGCTTTATATTTGTCTATTTCCTGTTTTTCGAACCAAAACTCGTATTCTCGTTGTTTGTAATAAGGAGTAACATCATAGTCACCATTTTTGACCTTATCCCAAATAGAGGCCATCTTAGACAATGTTTTGTGTTCTTGATAACGTCTCCACCAAAAAAACTTGTTGTAAGTTTTGTTTGGTTTTGGGGGGGTTGGGTCATAAGTGGATTTCCACTTTAGACAATCTTCAACCATGCTCATATACCTTGCTCCCTTCTTAAATCATAATCTTCTTTATCTGCCTCAGAATACACATTGATATTCAAATAACGACCATTACCAAGATCATTTAAACATTGAAATGCTTCTTCGGGGTCCCACTCTTTACAAAACTCATATTCCTCTTGGTTAAGGATTTCAGTAAACGACATAATTACGTTGTAACGTTCTAACTCTTGTTCTGCTTGATAAATTTCTTCGATGTTCATAACCTTTATTTCTATGTCGTCAATATACGAACAATCTTTCGGGGAGCCAAATCTCCTCGCAAAGTTTTTAAAAATAAGTTATTGTGTTATCGTCGTCTTTATTATTAGATTTTAAAAATATTTTTAATTTCTTAATTTCTTCCAATACTGCCTCTTTTTTAAAGAACTCAGGAGAACTAATATCTTTACTTAAAGCTTCTATTTTATCAATAGCTGCTTCTACTTCTAGTTCACGTTCATTATCTTCATCCTCAATTATCCAATCATTTTCTGGTTCTTCAATATCTTCTGTTAAATCAGCTTCTAACCATTCTAAATCTTCCTCTGTTAATTTATCTTGATGTTGGTAAATCTTATATTCTTTTATTTTATCATCTAAGCTATCATATGCCTCTACTACGTTCCTCATATCTTCTACTTTTTCCTCTAGTGGTGTTTCTACACGTCTAGTAAGTTGGGCAAAAGCAAAATTAGCGGCTATAACTAAAGCAATAGCAAGTGGATCAAATACAAATATAATAACTAATAACAAATAATTAATGATACGGTCCATACCAATTCCCGTTAATCCTGAAAGATATTTAAGTGGGCCTAATTCACTTGCTGTAGTTGAGTTTGTTTTAATAGCAAGAATTTTATTTTCAATAGAAAATATAGAATCATTTACTATATCTACTTTACTTGATAATTTATCATCTGATTGAGATGCTTTGTCTAATTGTTTTATACTTGCATTATTAGATCTTACAACTAAATTACCGTTTTTATCAGTATATTGAGTAGTAGAACCTTTAGATAAACTTCCTCTTAAATCGGATAATGATTGTTTTTCTTTAAGTATATTGTCTCTAGTTCCCTCATATAACTTCTTTTTTGTTTCTAAAGTAGTAATTTGTTGAGTGGTTACTTGGTCTTTATTAGCTGTTTCTTGGTAGGCACTACTAAGGAAACCATAAATACCCATTGATGTAATTAAAATTAAAATACTTACAGCTACTATTAAATAAATCTTTAATGCTCTATTTAACTTATCCCAATATTGATACAATAAAGAAGCAATAACTAATTTAGATACTTCTAAAGAAGCAGCCATAACCCCTACAGCAAAAGCAGCTCCAGCAAATAACTTCATTAAACCACTTACTGAATAGAAGGCGGCTGAAGCACTTACTGATAGAGCTGATAGAGCTATAATGAAAGGAAATATCCTTTCTTTAATTTTTTCAAACATAATTTAAAAATTAAGCTGGTGAGAGCTTATTTGCTCTCACCTGTGCTTTTTTTCTTTTTGTAGTACTTACGTTTTGGTTTTGTTTTAGGAGCAGGAGCTTCTTGAGTAGCTACCAGTTCTTGAACTGTAGGTTCAACTACTACAGGAGCCGGAGCTTCAACTACTACTGGAGCCGGAGCTTCAACCACTTTACTTTCACCGAAAATTAAGTTTCTGAGTTTTTGGATTATATTCATAGTTTTTATTTTTTATACGATTTCGCACGCACCTGAAGCACAAGCAACGCTTTCCATTAGGGCTGTGTTATCATCCATTTCGATTACTTTTGTTAAATCTATAGAATGTAGTGAAGAAACAGCTGTTTCAAATTGTTCCTTTGTAATAGTAGAAAAAGGTGCCTGTACATAGGTTCCCAAGTCTTCCGGAAGAACAGATAATGCTGTGAAATATTCTTTATTTTCATAAAGCCATTCTCCAACTGCAGGCCATTCATCTTGTTTAAGAGTTACTGTAGCTGATACGTTATGCATATTAGCACCTTTTCTATGACCCGGTTTAATCCAGTTTTTGTTAATTGTTTTAATACGTTCTAACATATCCATAGCTGATTCTTTACGTGTAATAGAACCTTCTGGAGCACGTTGAGGAACAGAAACAATTGATTGTAATGTTGGTTTGAAGAAATCATCTTCCAACATTTCTGGATGGTACATGTTTAAGTAAGAATATAAAGCTTCATTTTTACCTAAACGAATTCTACGTAAGTAAAAATCATCATGCCAAGCATGGATACCTGAGCTAGTACCTAATACTAAACTTGTAGTACCTGAGGGTTTAACTGTAGTAACACGAGCTGCTTTATTAATACCTAATACTTTAGCTACACGTTCGTTTTCTTCAACAGCTACTTTAGCTGCCTCTTTTATATTTAATTTAAACACAGCACCTGAAGCAATACCTGTCATTCCAATACCTAACAATGCTTCTTTTTCGGTTGTTTTTCTCCAAACATCTCTCAAGTAATGGAAATCAGTATAAGAGGCTTGTAGTGTACCAATAAATGCTGCTGCTTTAGCTCGTGCATTGTATTCCTCTTGCGTCTCAATATCGCTAGCGTTAATTTCACACAAGTTACAGAATTGATTAGCTTTTAAGTTAATTTCAGCACAAGGATTTGTTCCAGCATCTTTATCGTTTGTGAATAAAAATCCAGGTTCACCACTATTAGATGCCTCAATTTTAGCCCACAATCCCATAAATGTTTCTTTATCAATCAAATTACGAAGCAATACTGCTGAGTTATTAGCACGGCCACGTTGTGGGTTATTTTCCCACCAATTACCAAACTTACAAGTTAACATATCCTCATCATGTAAATTGAACAAAGCAATAAGAGCGGCTCTACGAATACCACCTGATAATACAGCATCAGCTAAGTGACAAATAATATCGTGACACTCAACAGTTGTTAATTTCTCACCATCATTTTTACGATCCAAAATCGCTTGCATATGAATTAAAGCAATTTTTAATGGTTCAGGACCTGGTGCTTTACCACCAACTGTAATCAATGAAGCACCTTTAGCTCTAATGTCTCTAAAGTCAAATAGAGGAGCGGTTGATGTTTGTCCAAAGTATGCTTTAGTCAACATACGAACGGCATCAGCCCATCCTTCAATAGAATCACCTACTAAATAACGCTTTGATTTCAAAGGTTTTCTAATTTCGGGTAGTTGTTCAACATGATGTGATTGAACAGAATATCCTACTCCACAACCTGATAACAATAAGAACATAATTTCAGAAAATGCTCTAAAGTCATCAATTGGTAAGTAAGAACAGTTAAAAATACGAGCATTGTTTATTTCAATTGGTTTACCGGCAAACTGCATGGAACGCATTGATGGTAATACCTTTTTGTCATAAACATACTGGTAAGCGGCTTCAATTTCTTCAGCCAATTGTGGAAACTTTTTTAAGTGCATTTCCTTGTTTCGAGTTACTAGCTCGTCCCATGTTTCTCTCCTGTTTTTTTCAGGTACGAATTTCGCGTATTTGAGGTGGGTAGTAATTTCAGACAAAATTTGTGATTCTGTGGTTAGCATTTGTGTTTTAGTAATTTAGTTAGATAGTTCGAAAAATTTTTGTTTAATAAGGGCTTTGTCTACGGAATCAATATTTCCAAATCTGGTACTTTGTTGCTGTGATACTACTTGGTCATCGTCTTCTTCAATATGGGCTGATACATCAAAGTGTCCTGTTGATGTATCTACTTTGACAGAATAGGTCATGCCGTCCATTCCGTATCGATTTTTCATAATGTGAAATCTTCCTGTCCCATTTACTTTATCTTGACGTTTCCTTGATAAGGATATAGCAACATCGGTAACCATCATTTTATCATAGCTACCTGCTGCTTTATCACCTTCAATAATATCATCTTTTGCACCAGCTCGGTTTACTTGAGATACTGACCAAATAGGTAGTTTTAATTCTCTAGCAAGTCCTTTAGTACTAATATAAATATCATCTATCTCGTCCTTACGCTCACCATTCTTTCTTTTTGAACGAAGAAGGTCAACATAGTCAATCAAAATTAAATCTGGTTTAAAATCTAGGTCAATACATTTTTTAACATGTGATTCAATCGTGGAAATTGTTGCTTTTCCTGTAGGAAACTCTTTAATAATAAGTTGGCCTTCTAATTGAGGAATAATTTCTTCAACTTTATTTTTATGTTTAGTAATATCACCTACTGGAATATTGGTAAAATAAGCATCATAACGTCTGCCTACATAATCAGCTCCTAACTCAAGTGTATAGTGTAAAACATTATAACCTAATTTAACAGCATAACCACCTAAAGCAACTAATGACCAAGATTTACCACCTCCAGGACTACCAAAAATCAATCCAAAGTCACCATCACCTAATCCACCTTGTAATAATTCATTAAAGGGCTCAAATGGTGTAGGTACTACTACTCTGTGATTTTCTCTGTAGCGTGACTCAGTGTCTTTATTGTACTCGTGTCCAAGGTTTTTGTCTTGACCCGCTTTTAATGCGTTATCAACAATTGTTCTGATGGAATCATAGTCTCCCGCGTTTAAGAAGTCTACGCTCGTTAACAACGCTTTTTTAAGCTGTTGGTTTTTACAAAAATTACTAAATTCTTCCTCTACGTACTTAAGATCCTCGTCTGATGATTTGTAGGCCTCACGTAATTGTTCTTTAATTGATACTTGTAATACCTCATTGTCAATCTTTTTAAGTTCTACTTTAAGAACATCCATTGTAGGACAAGTATGGTATTTTTGGTAATACTTTAGGATTTCTTTAATAACCCATTTTTGGGATTGAGAATCAAAATATTCTTCACTTAACACATCCTGAATGTTAAGAAGAAATTCTTTATGGGTAAGTAATGATGATATTACTTTAATTTGGAATCCCACACCATATTGGGAAAGTGAATTTAATGTCATAACTTTATTTTGTAAAACTGTTTAATACTTTATATGTGTCGTTAATTGTAAATTCTGGATTTTTAATCATATGACCTATTCCATCCTCATTGTAAAGTAATAAAAAAGCTTGGGTATTCAAAGTTGGGGTTGATTCTTCTACAAGATCTTCAATGTATTCTTTTTCAATATCATCCATTAACGGATTACCTAAATCCATAATACGGAAATTATTTTCTAAGCGTTCCATATCAAATACTACTCTTGAGTATACAACGTGTTCTTTATGTTTTTGAGCACTTATTTCAATAATGTCTTGAAATGTTAATACACGTTCTGCCAACTCAGGAAACTTTTTAAGTAACCCTTTTTCACCTAATCCCTTTACACCAGCTACTTTATCTGATTGGTCACCTAATAATGTTTTATATAAAATAAAATTCTCAGCTAATACACCAAATTTTTCTTTTACTAAATTCTTGGTGTAATATTCTTTATCTCCAGGACGGAAAAGTATAACTTTATCGTCTACTAATTGAACAAAATCCTTATCGTTGGATACTATGAAAACCTGAGAATTGTGTTTATTAGGCAATATATTACTTAAATATGCGATTATATCATCGGCCTCCACCTTATCTAAACTCAATGTTTTAACTGGTAGACATTTTAGGTAATGGATTAACCTTACAATTTGATCGATTTTAGAATCATGTTCATCCTCTAATGAATCAAAGGAATCCCAGTTTGTAATACGAACCAAGTTACGGCCTGATTTATATTCGGGTAATAAATTTTTTCTGTTTACTGATGAACCTGTACCATCAAATACTACATAAACAGAGGTTGGTTTGATTTGGTTAATTAATGAATTTAAAGAACGAATAAAACCTCCTAAACCGCCAATGTGAACACCTTGTTCATTTACAAAGTTCATCATTGCAAAGTTCCTAAAAAACAAATTTAGCCCATCAATCAACAATACTCGATCATGGGGATTAGCAAAACCTTCTTCTTGCTTATCCATTTGGTTTAGGAGGTTTAATAGTTCGTTCTTGTTCATACGATTGGAATATAATAAATCTCTTTGACTAAACCTAATTAATCAGGTTCTTGTTCAAAAATATTCATTGAGCTTTCCAATACATCCTCTTCCTCGTAGATATCGAAATCCATTCCACCTAAAATCTTACTCCATTCTGCAGCATGATCATCTTTATAGGTTTTGATTTCTTTATCAGTATCATTAATAAAACCGTGTGGGGTCATAATAATTTTACCTCGAGTTGTAATACCATTAATGTGGTTTTTATCAATTTGAATGTTAGTACGCTTAGCGAATTCAACTTGTTTACCATCTTTAATAGCTTTAATCTTACTGGTACCAGCATTTGAAACATTACCAAAAGTAATTACAAACGTAGCATCAAACCACATAGCAAATCCACCTTTATTCATCAACTTAGGTTGACCCATAGGTACTTCAGCTTTTGCTGTCCAAACCTTATTTACACATACTAATGTATTAGTGTAACGTGAGGATTCTTTACGTGATAATGTAATTTTTTGGTTTACGTTGTTGCCAAATTGTGTACTCATTGCACCAGCATTCCATTCGTTATTGTTTTTATTAGAACGAACTGATAGATCACAAGGTACTGAACCAATTGAGTCCCAAAGGAACAACAAGTCGTACGGTAAGTTACCTTTTTTCTGTTCGTCTACTAAATCCAAAATAAATGCTGCTACGTCTTCAATTGTGTTTAGAGTTTCCCTATCTACATAAAGGAAAAATCCACTGTAATTTCCAACCTCACCTGTTTCCTCGTTTACTTGAGTGTTTACTTGTAAACCCATTTGTGTTGCGTGTTCCCAATTCCATTTCATCTCAGTAATAATAAATACTGGTAATACACCTGCTTTTTGGGCAGAAACTGCTGCCTCAATTAGAGCGGTTGTTTTACCTGTATCACTATGTCCACGAAGTAGAACAATGTGCCCGGTAGGAATACCAGGCACACTTGTTACTTCTTGAAATGCAGGACTAAGGGGAATCCACTTCTGTTCTTTAAACTTAACGTTACCATTAAGCAATTTCTTCTCCTTAAATTTATCTAAATTGAAATTAGACTTAATTTCTGCGGAGACAGCAGCCGTTAGCGATTCGCTTTTCTTAGTTCTAGCCATAAATTTAATTTAATTAGAAAGGTAGATCGTTGTCGTCCTCGTCGTCAAACAAAGCATCAAATTTTTCTGCTTTACTTGCTTTAGTTGTTGCAGGAGTTTTCAAGGCATAATTTTTAACAGGAGCTGCTTCTAATTCTGCTTCTACTTCATCCTCATCATCAATAATAGCACCTTCTTCTGGTTCCTCAGGTGACAACCAAGCTTGCAATGTTTCTTTAACTGACTCGTAAGTACTCTTACGTTGAATTTCTAACAATACAGGTTGTTCTGCAAGGAAAGTTTCAATTTGAGAAGCATCAGCAGTCAAAGGAGTAGTTTTAGGTTTAATCCTGATAGATGTTTTTAGACCGATACGACCACCAATATCACCTTTAATAGCTTCAACTGTAAAGTCTCTACCTTCATTAATGTCTGTGTAATCGCCATAATCTTCATCTTCAGCAATACCTAAAAGCTGCATGTAGATTTCTTTACCAAATTCCCAAAGGCGTACACCTTTTTCTTCCTCACCACGTACAATAACCGGAGCAAAAATTCTCATTTTTGGGTCCAATTTTTTAGCCAATACCCAGTTTTCTCGGTCGTTGGTAGTACGTAATTGTTTAGCAAATTCTACGATTGGGTCTTTTTCACCCCAGTTAGTTAAGGCGTAGATAGGAAATTTCGAAAATCCATAGTGTACAAAAACCTCTTGAAATGGGTTTTTAGGATCAAGTTTGGAAGGTACAATACGAATTTGATACTTACCTTCTTGTTTTGGTTTCCAGTAAACTTTTGTGTAATCGATTTTTTCTTTCTTGCCTGTGTTGTTCGTCGACTGTAGTGTGTTTAGTCGCTGTTTGATAGCTGATATGTCCATGATTTTTATTAGTTTATAAGATTAATATAATAAGAGGAGATTAATAAACCAAGTTAAAGTTTATATTTCCAAAAAAATCCTCCTGAAGTTTTGGTTCTATTTTTTAGTACATTATTTATTGCTTTTTCATTTATTCCCAATATTATAGCTGCTTCTCGACAGCATGAAAATTCTTGAATTAAATTGTTTTGTTTATCTAATTGAAGGATTGGAATTCTTTTACCTGGTCTAGGGTTTGAAAAACCTTGTTTATTTACTCTAGGTTTCCTCATTTTTTGTCTTGCTTCTTCAGATTTAGGAACTTTCATCTTTTGTCTAGTTTCTTCAGTATGAAATTGAGGTCCACCTCCACCATTGTTTTTATTTATTACTTCAAATCCCCAATGTTTAAATTGTTCTATCCAATAGCTTTCAAAAAATTTCCATTCATGTTTATAGTTATAAAATATAATATCTATAACATCATATGTAATGTTTTTTCCAAATTTGCTATTATGATAATGTTTGCGGTATTTAGGAATATTTGCTTTTCCTATATAAACTTTATTAGGATTGTTATCTATATTAGTAATAAGATAAATATATGTAATATGTATCACTGTAATTTATAATTTTGGTCGATTATAAATATTACAGAATTTGAGCCCTTTTACAAGGGCTCTTTATTTTTATACTAAATTATTTATTAAGTTCTGCATCTCTTCATCTGCAGGTCCACTATAACTAAAAGTATATGTTCCTTTTAAGCTTTTATCATCATAATAATCATTATTAGGTACTAACTTAAAGTCTAAATTCGGGTAATTGTTTTCAATATACTTTATTTTATCTTCTATTTCAGGAGTAAGTTTTTGAATTAAAATATTGCCTGAGGTTCTAGTTTCTTCTTCATTTAATCTAGATTGAGTGGTAATTTTATTTTCTATTAACCACTGTTTAGCGTCAAAGTTGTCTGCTTTTTTCATTTTTTTATATTGTTTTATATTGTTTTTATAATCATAAATATACAAAAGGAAATTTGGATTTCCAAATGACGTTTTTTAAATTTTTTGTTCTTTCCAAATAAACCCATATGCTGTTTTTTGTTTACCTTTTAAACAACAAGTAATCCCACTGCTATTTATACTTTTTCCAAAAAATAAATAAGCATCAGTGATTGATTTCCATTCTTTAATGAAATTTCCCTCAAAATTATATTGGAAAACGGGTTTTTGGGAATTAGGTTTAGAAACTCTCATATTTAATTTCCCCTGTTCTGATCTAGGTTTTCTCATGTTTTGCTTAGCTTCTTCTGACTTAGGTTTTCTTAGTTTCTCTTTTTCTTCTTCAGACATAATATATCCTTCTTTTCTACCTACATCCCATGTAATAACTCTATTTTTAAAAATTTCTTGGTGTTTTTGTTTTTGTTCCTTATTCCAAGGGCCTGATTTTCCTAAATCATAAAGATTATTAAATAATACTTTATTGTAATTACCTTCTACTTGATCTAAATAATATTGTTTCCAAAATGTTTCTTTATTATCAAGTTGATTTAAAGAACATTCTTCAATAATTTCTTTTTTATGATTGTCAAAACCATATTTTTCATAAGAATGTTTTAGTTTAGGACCTATACCAGCATAATTTTTATGTTCATTCCATCTTTTAATAATATTAATAGATTGACCTATATATATTTTTCCAGAAGGGGATGATATTTTATATATGCCTTGTTTTTTCAAGGTAAATCAATAATTTTATGGATTTTTGTTTTTAATTGTTTAAAATCTCCATGATTAGTAATTAATATACTGTTTCTATAATGTTGCCAATCAATTCTAAAATTTGTATCAACTACACCACCATTTAAACTTTTAATTAATTCATTTAAAGCATTCACAGTATATAAGACATTAAAATCTTTCTTTCTATGAACTAAAATAGTGTTTATCGGAATACCCTCAACATTGCCTTGCTCCACGTTGTATGTAACAACGTACTCGTCTGTACTTTTTACATAAAGTACAAACATCTTATTATACATGATTGTATATGCCCTAGTTAAATCACTAATTAGTGTTTCTAGTCCTTCGAGTGAGGTAAAAGTACAAAACAATTTATTATTGAGCATATCTGTATTTGTGTAGAAATCGAAATCATATCGATTATCTATATCATACGTATTGGGACTTTCATCATAATTTAAGGTTTTCATAACTTATTTTTATATTTGGTTTTTATATATTTTAAAATTGATTGTTTATATTCATTACTTACTTTATTACAATAGGAATTTGATTTTGTTTTATTAATATGTTCATCAATATAATGTAAATTTTCTAAACTAAAAAGTATACTTACTGGTGTTTCATCTATAAACCAACTTAAGGGTATTTTATGATCTAATTGTTGGTTTAAAAGCGGAGTACCTATTTTTTCTTCAAATTGAGTAAAATTATATCCTAAAAGTTCTTCTGTTTTTAAATTTTTTTCTAAACCTTTTCTTTTTAACCACCACCAAATCTGTATTCTTAATCTATAGACATTAGTGTTTTTTTCCCTCCATTGTTTATAATATTCTTTTTGTTTTTCAACATTATTTTTTCTGTATTCTAAATAGTATTCGGGATTGGTTTTGTGGTAGGAAGGTTTTAGTTTGTTTTTTTCTGAAATTGTTTCTTTATTAATATTGTAATATTTACTGGTTTGGGCTTTAATTTTATCTATATTATTTGTATATCTATTTTTATTTCTGTTACTACAACAAACTTTACATCTATTATTTAAACCATCTTTAAAATTTTTATTTTTATTAAAATACTCATTGGTTTTTTCTATTTTACACTCACAGCAAATTTTCATACGATTATAAATATTATAAGATGTACAAAAGAACTTATTCTTCTGTAAAATCGTATGTTTTTCCATAACTTGTTTTTGTCTGTAACCTGTATTTATTAAATATTTGTTTTATCTCGTTTTCTATATTTTCCTCACCCTCACCTAGTTCAAATAAAAACGAATCGTACGTATATAATACAATTTTTGTTTTCCGCCCTCGTAATAGCTTATGTATATCCATCAATATACGAACATTCATTGCGGACTCCACGTTTTGAAGCATGTAATTGAACAGTTTCTGTGGATTCATATTTTCCAGTTTATCCTTTTTAAAGCAATAACCCGAAATCGGCACAATAACTTCACCCGAGTTATTAAACTCATTCCAGTTATTGTCAATAAATTTCTTTACTTGTTGAAAAAATTCAAGGTGCTCATACTCTTTAAACACGCCTCCATAGAGTTGCTTGAACGTAAGTTCTTTGGCTTCTTTGTAGCTCGTGCCATAGAGGTCCGCGAAGGTTTGGTGGACATCTGTAGTGCCAAAATCAAAGGCAACCATACGACTAGCGAGATGAGGATGATATGCACTAATATCGAGCTCCATAAACCCATGACTCGATATGAAGCTTCTCCTTGAGCCATTTTCTTTGTTTATTGCTGCGAAATTAACGCCATTAAAAGAGTTACTTGGTCTACGTGTTGTTGTAGCCAAATTGTAACTGGTATAGATTCTATCATTACCAATTGAATAAAATTCATTGTTAAGTTCATAGTGTTTATCAAATTCATATTTGTTTATATTTAATCCGTTTTTTTCTATCCCAAAAAATGCTAATACTACCTTATTGTTATAAAAATCAAAATATGGTGGTAATTCCTTAGGTATTACATTACGAGCTTGTTGATAAATATGTTCGCATTTTTGGTAGTGCTTACTTAGGGGAATTAATTTATTAACCTTTGGATAATCCGTATGGTGAGAATAAAAGTAATTATGTGCTTGTGTTTCGGTTTGTATATACGTAGGATTTAGGATGGATAGGTCGCACAAGCTTTTAATAGGAAAATAATACAATGCTGTCTTCTTATCACGCACCCACACTTTATTTATTTTTTGTAGTAACGCGTCTATAGCCGTTTTATACAGCGAGAATGTCTCGCTATGGTCAACGCATAACATATAACCTTTTGTGTCGTTAAACGGTCTTATATACACTAAAGACACGTCATTTAAAGCGGGATGTATGTTATCGTGTAGTGGAATAATCTCAATAAACGCTTCCGTTATTGTTTTATGAGTTAAATACTCAAGTGATTCTTCCGTCTCTATTATCCAAAACATAACCTTGATTTGCTCCATTAATATACGAACCAGATGTTGTAGTTCCAACCTCAGGTTGATAATATTTTAAGAAATCTAGTTTTAAATACTCATTTAACCCAAAAAATTTATTTTTAAATACAACTAATTCGGTTGCATTTTTATTTACTTGAGCTACTTGTTGTTTATCTCCTGTCAACTGCCAATCAATAAAAAATGGTTGATACAATTGCCATAGTATTTGAGAGTCTTTAGCTAATAACTTATCAAATTGTTCTTGGTTTATTTCAATATATTGGTATTCATTTGTTTTTTTACAAAAGAATCTTCTAAATTCCCCTGCCTGGTAGTCTGGTTGGGTTGGGATAAGAGGATTATATAATGGAATAAAGGATGGTGGGGGTGTTGGTTTATTTGTTATGTAACTATATATAGGATCTATTACTATAACAGCAGATTCTGTGGATGTTGATATATTAGTAACAGTAATATCTGCTTCTATAGAAGTTAATTCTTCATTAGGTCTATCATCTTGGTTTCTTCCAGTAAAATATTTTCCTGTTGAAACTTTAAAGTAATACCCAATATATTCTTGTTTATTATTAACATAGGCAAATTCCTTACCGTTAGTATATAGATTAGGGGTGATTTGAGATTTTGGAAAATACATATTTTATGCTATTATTTCAGGTAAGTTTTTAACAAAGAAATCTACTTTACCTAAACCTTCTTGAAAAATATCTCCATTAGTACTAGTTCCTAATCCAGCATTAAATCTTACATAAGTAAAATTAGATGCTTCTTGTGTTTGAGGTTTAACTAATGAATTTTTACTATTTAGAAAAAACAAAGCAGTAAAGTGAGCTGCTATTTTATATATTCCTCCATCTTCCTGGTTTAATAGATCAGGGTTAGTTACTATATCTACTTTTCCGACTTTAGAGCCATATTTAATATAAAGTTTATTATATGTTTCATAACTACCTTTAAAGGTTAGTTGATTAAAACCTCTTCCTCTATATTTGTACCCATCTCCAGGTGTAGTATTTCCATATAATCCTTTTGGATTTTTTTTACCAACCCCATAAATAAGATCATAAAATTTTACATTATTTTTAGCTAAAGTTTCTAATTCGGTTGCTTTATTAGGTGGGTAGTAATTTTTTCCTCCTAACCATCCCCATATAGAAACTAACCTACTGTATTTTGTACCTCCATAACCAAATTCATTTTTAGGTATAAAACCGGATTCTTTTGAAACCACACCTAAAATAGATCTAGCTTCTATATCAGCAAACCCATATGATATTAAAGTATCATATAAATAAATAGCATTATTTTTTTGTTTTTGACTTAAATTTCCCCATGTAGTACCGTTAGTGGGTTGTGTACCTCTACTTGCATTTCTAGATGCTTGAGAAATAGCACTTTGACCAATTGATGAACCATATGGATTTTTAGGAATAGCCATTGACTCTAAAGTAGTAATCCATTGATTACCATCAATAGTATTTGAAATACCTTTAATGATAAATTCTAGTGAATTTGGATAATTGGAAGGCAAATACTCAGTATCAATAATATATTTTTGATAAACTTTCATTCCCGAAAGTCCATCCATTGTTACTGATAAATCAAAGGGTAAAAATCCAGCATTTGGAGAGGCAGCGTTCGGATTCTTTAATTTACCATCAGCCTCTTTTTCTAGTATTGCTCCTTGAGTTTGTTTTGCTTGATCATATTCAAAAAGGGTAGTAATAGTATTTGAAAAAGCATGCATTGCTTCCCAATTTAATTTTGGGTAACTAATCCCATTATAAGAACCTATTTCTTTTAAAAATGTATTAAAATCATTTATAGGACCAGCATAATCTTGTTCAAGTGAAGAGGATGAAGGAACTTGAGTTTTATTTTCTCCTGGAGTTGAAAGATCGGGTTTGAACCTGTCTTTTAGGCCATTATTCATTCTTGAAAGAGCTGTTGCATCTTGACCAACAACATAACCATTTTGTGTAGCACCTACTGTAATCATAGTTGCTAGATTTGATGGAATAGTTGTTGTAAAATTTAGGTCCCTAATAAATCCACCTGTTGAGGTTCCATTTTTATCAAAATAGTATCCTTGGACATCAAATTTTGCTAATTTTGTAGATTTTTTTAAACCATCTAAAATACTATCTTTATTAGGAAGAACAACCTCATCTAAAATTTTAATTTCATTGGTTTCAGAATCTACTACAGGAGCTAACTTATTAAAACCCCCAGTAGATGTATTCCATCCATTACATAAACATTCTAATAAATCAAACAATGAAACTTTATTATCTTTAGCATTTTTTAAACTTTCCATTTGTTGCAAAATCCAAGACATACTAAAATAAGCATTCATTATGTAACCATAACGATTATCACCTACTTTGAAAGTAAATTGATCGGCATCATTAGCAAATACTGAATAATTTTTATCTGCGAAATTATATTGAGTACGAAATAAACATACACCCGGATTAGCACTTATTTGTCTTCCTAATAAATAAATTATATTTTCCTTAACGTTATTGTTTATTTTTAATAATTTTATTTGAGTTGTAATACCAGCATTACCTGTGTCTACATTATATATAAGATTTTTTTCAATCCACTTTAAAAACCAACCAAATTTAATATAATATTGTGTAATACTAGATTTACCTTCATAAATTTGTTTAAAAAAAGCAACATTACTAGTAGAATCCCCTCCATTATATTCTAAATCAGGTTCAATAAGTACAGATATTCCATCTTTACCACTACCTAAAGGAGATAATAATTGTTGATATTTATAAAACATTTTACCAACATCATGAATATTAGCAAAATCTTTAATTACTGTTTCGGGGGTGGGTGTAGGTGCTGAACCGGTAATAGGGGTTGTTGGGGTATTTGTGCTGCCAACAGGTAAAAGAGCATTTGTTTTAAGTGATTCGATTACATCACCCATACTAATTATTTTTAAAGTAATTTCATATGTTAACTCTTTGGTAAAATTCCAGGAAAAGTTAACTACTTTACCTATAAGAGCATCGTAATTACCACAAGAAGCTAATCTTTTGTCTTGAATAATTTGACTATAAGTGTTATAGTCTATTTTACCTAATAAAAAATCATCAGCTAAACTATAAGGATTATCAACTATATACTTATTATCATTATCAAAATAAGAACTATTACCCCATTCCAATAACATAGAAAATCCTAAACGCATATACAACAAATCAATAATATCAAACTGTTGTCTGTTATTTGCTTGAATTTTTACTTCAGCTGTTTTTAATGAACCACGAGTTTCAGTTTTAATAGATGCTGATTTAATGCCAGGCATAGGACGTAAACCATAATCAGTTCCTCCCATTCCATAAGCATAATAATTTGAAGTATTTGGAATAGGTCTTCCACCAATAGTATTTAAACCATCCCAAACCCCATATCGTTGATATGTTTCTAATCTGCCTTTATCAGGAGATTCATTTGTAGTACCATTAAATAAAACATATTCTTGAGCTAAGTTAGAACCACCAACCCCAAACCCACCTCTAATGTTATTATCTATTAAATCAACAGATGATACTAATTTTACCCAACCAGTTCTGGCTTCTAAATAGGATAATTCTTCATTAGTTCTATTTACAGAACCATATACTTTTTGACGTTGGTCAATTTGTTTGATTATAACTTCGTTAAAACCTTCTCCTACTATATTAGACATAATTAGGCGTTTATTGCGTTAAAGTTTCTTATTATATTAGTATAATTTGAAGGAATACGAATCTGGATTCCTTCAGGTATTACTAGACTATTTTGTGGTAAACTTACTAATGTTCCTGCTCCTGCATTGCCTGTATTTGCTATAGAAATGACCCACCATAAAGAACTATCACCATAATATTGTTGTGCTAAAACATCAAAACGATCTCCTTGAGTAGTGTAAACGTAAATGTCGTTTGGAGATAAAGGTACCTCAGGATAACGAGAAGTTACATAGACATCTTTTCCATTAATTTTTGTTTTTGGTATGTTTTGATATCTGTTCATTAACTATTATAATTTGTTTGATTAGCATTAGTTCCATTAGCTAAAGCTATAAAACGTTCAGGACCATCAGTTATTGTCATACCAGTACCTGCCCCTTGAGTATTAACAGCATTAGTGCTAAAAGTATTATCTTGAAGTTGTGGTTTGAATTGTTGGATGGGGGTAAAGCTGAATCCAGATACTCGAATAATATGAGGTAATTCTTTAACTGAACCGTCTTGTCCACTAATGGCACCTATTCCAATTTCCCAAGGTGTATCCTCTTGAATATCATAAGTTAAACTAGTTATAAATCCAGGTTGTTCATATAAGTAACCTCCAATTGTTAATTGTACTAAATTACCTCTCATATAACCATTAGGACTATAATCTGGTGCTAATGTTGAGGCAAGATAATTTAATTTTTTATACATTGGAATAAGTTCCTCTTTTGATTGAGCAGCTACGGTCCACGATAATGAAATTTGTCTAGTAAACCCACCATAGGTGTAAAAATTTTCACCTCTACCTAAATATTGAAAAGAATTCCAACTAGCATTATATGAATCCGATATAGGACCCAAAAATGCTCTAAAATGCATAAATGTTTTAAAATTAGGTTGATCATTATCTATAACAGCAATTCTAAATTTACATAAATCATTTACTGGATTATTTCCATCATTGTCTTCTCTTAAAACGGTTTCGCTTCTATATACTGGAATGGATGTAATTTTGTCTAAGCCTGTATTATATGAACCTAAGTTTGTGTTTACTGAGCCATAATAAGAATCTCCATCAGGTGTAGTAACTCCATCGGAATAAACAGCATAGCTTTTACCTGAACGTTGTCCTGGATCTCCTAGATTTACTCTATTTTCTATGTTTGCTCTGCTATAGTCAGGAGCATAAGGTGTAGCTCCACTTTCTAAAGCACGATCTTTATTTATTCCTTCTAAATTTCTTCTTAATACTGCTCTAAAATCTTGAGCTTTAGGTGAACCAATACCAAAGTCTTCAATTGCTTTTGGTTGCGATTCTAACAACTCAGAACTATAAGCAAAATCATTTTGACCTACTGATGTTGCTGAAGTAGTGAAACTAGTAGCTCTTGGAGAAAATGTTAATGGAGTTTGAGATGTTAGAGAATATCTTATACCTGTGTTTCCTACTCCTAATCTAGAGCCAGGACCACCAGTATAAGTCATTACGTTTATTCCGTTATTAAGAACTACTTTATTACCATCAAAATTAATAGATCTTCCTTGATATGAACCTCTTAATAGTTCGGCTAGTCTGTTTTCTTCTACTGGTTGGGATGGTTTAACTTTAACACCGTATAAGTTTATGTTATTAGCATAAGCTCCTGTGTCTGCAAACGGGTTAATGCCTTGTTTGTTTAAATGGTTACCAAACGCTATTAGACCGGCTTCTGCTAATGTGTTTAGTGGAGAATATATACCCTCATTTAAAACACCACTTGTTTGAGTACGAACAGCTGTACGGGACAACAACTGTTGTTTTGCTATAAAAAGTAATCCGTTTGGTGATTTAGTATCAGCAAACATTTTACCTAAACGTTTAATATCCTCTAAAGAATCTGTTATAGCATTAACTCCACCTCTTAATAAAAAATCAGTTGTACCTATATTAGGACCTATCCTATCAGGAATGTCTGTGGTAATATATGGTTGTCCACTATTAGCACCTCCAGTCCTGTCGTTCCCATATCTTAGGGACTTAAGGTCAGTTTTTAGGTTTATTAAGCCCATTATTTAGGTAAGTTATCTAAATAAGGTAATTTTCCATTTACTTTAGGTGTTAAACCATTTAAATCTAATTGAGAAACAGCTAAATCAGTAGCATAATTTGATTTTTTATCATAAATTTTAGGTTGTTTACCATCTAAATCTAATTGTGATTTTGCTAAATCTGTTAAATAATTTGATTGTTGGTCATAAGCTAAGGGTTGTTTACCATCTAAATCTAAATTAGAGGTAGCTAATCCTTTCTGGTATTGAGAAGTACCATTATATTTTGTAGGTGTACTTCCATCAAATGATGTTAATTGTGAACCTGCTGTTTGTAATTTATCTAATAGTCCCATAGTTGTATTTTGTTATAAATATTAAAGTTATTGAACTCTGTAAGTGCTTACATTCATTGCTGTACCTACTTTAGTTCCATCTAAGTATACATTTCCCCCTTGTTTAATAGTAGTTATAAGTTCATCTAATTTGGCATAAAATTTATCAAGGGGAATTACTGCTTCTGCTCCAGCTTCACCAACAATTGCTCTAGTAGAACTAGTAACAATACCTCCTGTAGCCATCTTTTTAGGAGGTGCAACTTCTGAACTTTTCTTAACATCTCTAGCCATCAAAGCAGCATCTATGCCTATTGAAGCTGCAGTACCAGCCCCTGGAATTGTACCTGCTAATCCGGAAGCTACTTCTCCAGCTGCTCCTAATAAGTCTCCATCAGCTAAACGACTTAAACCAAATCCAATTCCGGCTAAGGCACCAATTATTGGAATTTTTTTAAGTAAAGATTTACCTAATGTTTTAGTACCTGCTTTTGCTACTGATTTTGCTGCTGTAGCTGATCCTGCCTTAACTGCTGCTTGCGCTGCTGCTCCTGATACTGTTTTACCAGTTGCTTTCATAGTAGCGGTAAGAACTTTTTCTGATGACTTAGCTCCAATACCTAAATATTTAGCTACACTTTTAGAAGCTCCTGATAGTCCTTGGAATATTTTTAGTAATCCCTTAAATTGCCTAACAATGGAAATAACACCTAATGTACCTAAAATAGCAGCAAATGCTGTTGCGTGATTATTAATGAATCCAAATACTTTATTAACTACATCTAATAAAGGTGCTAATTTATTAAAAGCTTCAACTGTTTTTTGAGCTGCTAAAGCTTGCATTTCTGCTATACTTTTATTATCTAATTGAGTAATTTTTTCATCACTACCTAATTTATTAATGATTTTTTGTCTTATTACCTCAGCATCAGCAAATTTACCTTGTTTTTCTAATGCTTTTACTTGTTCATATTCTTTTTTTACTGCTGTATCTAAATCTTTAGCATTAGAAGCACCAAATGCAGATAGGGCTTTTTGTTCTAAAAGCATTTCAGACATATCTTCACGACTCATTCCTAAAGATTTAGCAATAGCTTCTTGTTGGATTCGGTTCATTTTACCGAATTTTTCCTGAGTAATGTTTTGTTTAGTTAATTCTTTAGATAAACCAGCCAAATCATTATTTAAAGCTAATCTTCTAGCATCTTCTAAATTTAATTCTTGGCCTGTTAATAATTCGGCTTCCATCTCAGCAGCAATAGAAGATTCAAAATTTAATAAACTATCTGCTATTTTATCAACTTGACCTAAAGATAAACCAAGTTTTTTAGATTCAATAACCGCTTGTGCTAAATTTTTTCCTGTTCCTAATGTAGATATTTTTACAGATGCACTAGCGTTAGCAACATCTTTAGTAATAGCTTTATAATCAATTGATGTTTTATTTAAAGCATTACTTAATACAACTCTACCTCGTATATCATTACCTAATTTTTTAGCATCTTGACCTGTTGCTAGTGTAAATTTAGCAAATTTAGCAGATTCATCAGCTGATAGTCCTAAAAATTTCTGTTGTAGTGCTATTTCTTCAGTAAGTTCAGGTGCTAATTTTCCAACAGCACCCATACTTTGGGCAAAACCCATAGTATATTGTTCTAATTCTTTAGCAGTAAAAGAACCCTTACCTAAAGAAAAAGATAAATTAATAAACTCTTGATCTAAATCTCTAGCTTCTTGTTTACTAAGATTTAAATTTCTAGCTAATGAAGTTGTACGTTCAGAAAGATCATTAACTCCTTTTATAGCAAACCCAATTCCTAAAGCTCCTAAACCTTTTACACCTAAATTTGCTAACTCTTTGGCTCCAGCTTTAAAAGCACTTCCACCCTCAGAAGCGGCAGCACGAGCAGCATCGGATGCTTTTTGAAAATCTTTTAATACATTACTAATGACAGGTATGTCTTTAGTAAGATCAGCCATCCCATCAAAAAATCTCGTTTGATTATTTAACTTTTCAAACTGATTTGTGATTTTTTCTGCTGATTTTGCTTGTTCACGTAATTTATCAGCACCATCTTCATAGGCTCTAGCTACTTTATATGCTTCTTTTGCTTGGGCTTTAGAAAAAAAAACGGATTCTTGTCTTAATCGTGTTGCTTTGGCTTCTAACTTAGTAGCTTCTTCAGTAGCTTTACGGACTTTTTCCTGAAATGATGCTTGTTGTTTTTTAGAGGCTAGTGTTTTAGAATCAACTTTAGAGATAGAGTCACCTAAGGCATTGGCTGCACTAAATCCTTCTTTAAATGCTTTTACACTTTCTCCCGTTAATTCACTAACTTTTTGTAATGAAGAATTAATACTTTTACCGATAGAATCTAAATCATTAACTAAACCAATTGATTCTGATCTAATTTTTTTGATTTCTCCTTCGTTTAATTCTCCTACTTTTTTAGCCATTAGTTAAATGTTTTGTTATAAATATTAAAAGGCATCATTTTTTAGATGCCTTTGTAATATAAGATGGAGGTGTAATTGGTTTTGAAGTTCCTGCTGATTTTAAAGCATTAATAGATTCTTGAACTACATCTGATTTATTTTGATCATTAGAATTTTCATAAAATTCATTTATTTTATTAAATGTAAAATTTCGTAACCAAATAGGCATATTATATATAGTTTCCCATGTATAACCACCTTTACCATGAAATACTATATCATGTATTTGGTTAAAAACTGATAGTCTATAATTAGGCGTCAGGCCAAAAAAAGTTAATCCCTATTGGTAGATCAGCATCCTCCTCTATACCTTCTGAGTTGGTAAGGATAATTTTTGTATTTATATCAGGCGATATTTCATTATAATATGAACGGAATGCTCTAGCATCTTTAGCTAAGAAATAGTTGTTAACAAATTCGCGAATATCTTTTTTATCTGTTGAACCATTAACTGATGTAATGATATGGGCTAATCGTACAGTAACTTCACTTGTTAAATCTTTATTAATTTTCTGAAGTCCTTTAATTTCTTCATCAATTTTTTTCTCATCGCTATGAGTCAAAAGTTTAAAAGTAACTGTGTTTTGAGTATGTGGAAGTATAAAACTAAATTCGTTTAAATTAGATTTTGTATAATCTGGGTGATGGGGTTTTGGTTCTAATTTACTTAGGTCTATATTTTGATTAACACCATCATATTCAAACTCATACGATGCTCCGTATGATAAAACACGTGCCGCTAACATAATAGCATTCTTATCACCTACTAATAAATCATCATAATTTATTTTAGTAATAATTAAAGATTGAAGTAATTTATCAATTACTGTTCCTTGTTTAATGTAATTCTGATTGGTTAAAATATCTTCTTCCTTAGCGGTCATATATTTCATTTCAATTTTACCTTCTTTAAGAGCACTTCCCTCAGGATAAAATTTACCTTTGGATGGTAATTCTACAGTTTCTGTAGGTAATTTAAATCTATTTTCTTCCATAATTTTTATTTGTTATAACTTTGTTGTCCCGTATAAATATTAACAGAAAAAAGAAGCTCGCAAAAAATGCGAGCTCTTTCAATAGTAATTTTAATTTTAATTTTAATTAGAAATTCAATATACAGTAATCTGGTTGAACTGTCATTGTTAAATTAACTGCTGTATCTGTTGTATCCCAGTTGTAATCACCAAAATTAGCTTCAGTAATTAAGGCACCTTTGATAATCCATTCTGAAACGATATCACCTACAGGTCCTAATACGTCGAATGTTAAGTCTTTCTTATAGAAATCGCTATAACCATCACGTCCAGTTACTGATTCGTGGTGTAAACGTACCCATTCCATTACTGCCTGAGCACCTGAAGGAGTGATAGGGTCAAATAATGTGAACTGGATAGTACCCCAAGTGGTTTTACCTTTCACAAAACGTTGTACGTTAATATGGTTTAAAGGAACGGTACCTTGGGTTAACGTGACTGCACCAACACCTTTGATCTCATACGCTGGTATACCGTCAATATACATAATGAATCGGTTAGCCTGCTTTGGTTCAAAAGCTGTAAAGAAAATCTCATTAGGGTCTAATACTGCCATGTTTTATTTATTTAGTTTGTTTAAAGGTTTATTTGTTTATCATTGATACATATATGAAATGAAAGAAAAATTAAAGAATTTTTGAATTCTTATTTCTATTTCCTACTTATAAACCCATTTAAAATTATAAGCTGTTTTAGAAAGACCAGTTAAACAACAACTTATATTAGATCTCTTAAATTTAGGATTACTTTTAGAAGCTTCATCTATACTTTTAAATTCTTGAATAATATTATTTTCTTTATCTAACTGTATTACAGGTTTATATTTTTTATTTAAGAATGATTGAGGTTGATTTTTACCTAATTTTCCTTGTTTTATTTTTTCACAATGATCTTTTGATAATTTTACACCTTTTTTTATTTGGCTTATTTTATTACCAAATCCTTCTGGTTTAGGTTTTCCTTTATTAGCTTTACTAAGTTTATCTTTACGTTCTTGATTTATACTTAATATAGGTTTTAATTTACCTTTATTACCTTTTCCTATTTTTTCAGTTACATATTTGTATTTTTCCTCATTTAAATTTTTATTATACCACCCAGAGGTTTTACTTCTTATGTTGTAAAAATTTTTTGATTTAACAGCATCAAAATAATTAATCCAATATTCTTCACGTTCTCCTAAATTTTCTTTAGTACATATTTCTAATATTTCTTTTTGAAAATTTTCTTTACCATATTTTTTAATATCTTCTATAAGTAAAGCCCCAGAACCTAAGTAATTTGGATCATTATGAGAATCTTTACCAATATACTTTTTATTATTTAATAAATTCTTAGTTATGTATATTATCATAAAAAAATCCCCTCGTTTTATTATAAATATGTACGAGGGGATTAAAATTCAATGTTTTACTTAAAGAATAATTAAAATTTATGCAGGAAAGACGGCTCCTGTAGGTAAGATGTTGAAGTTCAAGTAAATGAATTCAGCAGTCTTAGTAGGTTGGATATAAATCTGACCAACTAATTGATTTCTGTCAATTACATCTGGAGTGTTGTTGCTTGAATCCATGATTACTTTGAAAGCATACAAACCTTGACGTTGTTGTACTGATTCTAAGTATGGATTAACTTGGTTCAAGAAGTTAGTACGAGTAGCTATAGTGTTTTGTTCAAACACTAAGTTATTAGCAACTTGACCTATGTAAGACTTAAGAGAAATCAATAGACGACGAACGTTTACACGATCCAAAGCACTTGCTTTAGTTTGTAATGTTTTTTGTCCGTAAACTACAACTCCAGTTCCAGGGAAAGTAGCAATTGGATTAACTTTATTTGTGTATAAAGTATCGCGGTTAGCTTGAGATAATTTCTTTTCAGCTCTTACCGCACTGCTTAATCCACCTCTGTTAATACCAGCTGGTGCAAACCAAGGCTCAGATACTGAATCGTTATAAGCAAATACACCACCGATTAAAGTAGAGGCAGGAACCCAAACTAATTGAGCAGAATCTGGATCAACTGTTTGAACCCAAGGCCAGTATGAAGCGGCGTATGAAGTATTTTTAGCGTTTGAAGCATTAATTACTTCTGTAATGCTTGAACTGAAAGGTACTAAATCAGCTACGTAAATATTATCACCACGATTCATTGTGTTGTTGATAATAGTAGTAACTTGAGAAGAACCTAAAGCAGCAGCGTTAGCAAACAAACCTGGAGTCATTAATACGTTAAAGCGATAATCATCAGTATTAGCTAACAAGTTAATCATATTATCGTAGCTTGAGCTTAACAAACCTTGAATGTTTGTAGAACTTAACACGATGTTATTATAATAAGTAGCTCCAGCTCCAAATAAATTTCCAGAAGCACCAGCAAATGATCCTGAAGAATTTACAGGAATAGATGCTGTGTATTGAGATTTTGCAATACCTGTGTTATCAAAATACAATGGAGTAGGAGTTTTAACTGCACTCACATAAACATATTTTGAAGCATTAGGGAAATCACCAGTTATAGTGATTTGGTTATCTGTTGAATTATAAGCTTTAACTTGGTTACCAATTATTCTAGATACATAGTTTGGAGCTGTTGGGTCCATAGACAAGTTAGTCCAAGTTTCTAAAGTAATTGGATTGTTTGTATTATCATCACCTTCACGAATAATTAAACTAAAAGTTCCTGATGCTGTATCGTTGTTAGCAATCTGCCATCTGATGTTATTTTGTGAACCAGAAGCATTTAAAGATCCACTTGCGTCTAATGAACAAGAACTGTTCATAATAGTACCTTGTGAAATAGTATTTAATACAATTGATTCTGAGTTGTTAAGACTTAAGATACCACTTCCGTTTGGAGTTGGACTTACTGCAGCTGAGGCAGAAGTAAAAGCTGATGAAAAAGTACCACTAACTACCCTAGCTACCAATAATGATTCTCCACCATTGTTAAAATAGTTAAAAGCAGCAATTGATGTAAAATAAGTATAAACTAGGCTTCCACTAATAAAAGTTGAACCAAATTTATTCTTATAATCGCTGTATGAGGTAACAACTGTAGGTGTTTCTACAGGACCTAGTGGTGTTGGACCAATAATAGCGGCCCCTACAGTTATAGGTTGTTGCGTAATAAACGACTGATCATTCTCAATCGAAAGTACGCCAGGTGATGTTAGTGTTGATGCCATGTTTCTAAAAGTTTGTTGGTTTTATTCTATGATAAATATCATAGAAGGTGTTAAAAATTAATCAGCAATAGTAATTTCTCCCTTATCTAAGTCAATGGTACCATTACCATATTTAGATTGGAGTTCATTACTTATTGTGGCTTCAGAATTTCTAACTTCAACCAAAAGGTTAATTAGATTTTCTTTTTGTAATTCTAATTCTTGAATTCTCATTTCGATAAAACCAAAATCAGCCATTAACTGTTCTCTTTTTGTTTGTAAATCCTTAATTGATTGGATTTCTTCTTGTTCTAAAACTTTAGTTTCCATATGTTATTTTTTGTTGTTTTAAATATAAGTAGCTATAAAAGTAAAATTTGTGTTGGCTATATTACTTACAAAAGTAATACTAGTAGGGCTGTTTAAAGTTGCACTTACAGTAGCACCTGATTGTGAAGGAGCTATACCTATAAATAGGTTTTGATTTAGTGTTTTACCTGTTAAATCAAGTGGTGAAGTTGTTACTATACTAGTGTATGGGGGTGTCCCTCCAGTCTGACTGGCTCCTGCAAATATTTTTAATGTACCTGCAACAGCTACTGCCGAACCACTTGAAATATAATAACCGGATGTTTGGCTTGAAGTAAGGGCAAAATTAGCAGTACTAGATGAGATTGCTTGTGATGCTGAAGTAGCAAAAGAAGCAGTTCCGTTTACACTACCTGATAATGAACCTGTAATAGAGGTAAATTTACCAACAGAACCAGAAATTACAATCCCACCTGTTCCTCCTAATACATTGGTTGATGGATTATAGTATGGACCGTTTGTTCCATCAGATGCTAATTGATAATAATTATCTAAAGCACCTGTATTATTTTTAAATACTAAAGTATAATTTGTATCTGTTGAATTATTAGAGGCAATATATACTGTTGAAGATGAAAGTGCATTTATTGAGTTTTGGAAGACTCCACTACCTGTGGTTGCACCTGTAAATGTAAATGATCCTGATATTGAAATAGCATAACCCTCAATACCAGTAAAGGCATCGATGCTTTGTGATACATCCGCGGCTTGAACAATATTGCCGTTTAATATATTAGTTTTAGATAAGGTTTTTAATGCCATATATTATAAATATTATATAATGTTTTAAGAAAAATTTTATTATATTCTTGGTATTTCAGTAATATTAAAAGTAGAACCTGTAGACATAGATTCTAAAGAACCAGTAATTTGTTCTGTTGCAAATAGTAAAAATTTATTTACTACGTTATTTCCAGAATTATTTAAAGATGCGGAATAATTATCTACATAAAAAGGAAAACAAGCAATAGAATTTGAACCAGATATAAAAGAATCTTTAGAGTAATACATAAAACAATCCACTGCTGTATCTGTATTGCTTATTGGTAAATGTAATACTAAACGAAAATAAGGATTGGTGTAAGTTCCGTAGTTGTAAGTAAAATCTGAGGTTGATTGAATTGCCATAATTGTATTCTGTTATAAATATGTTAAACTGGTCTAATTCACTATAAAATATGAAAAAGCAGCAGTATCTGTAGCTATTGTTGATGATACTGTAAATGCTACACCTGGGTTAATATTTGTAATTCTTAAATTACCATTTAATGTTCCTGCTGATGTTGGTGTTACAAAAATTAATGAGTTAGCTGTTACAGTAGTATTATTTACTAAAACAGAACCGGCTGTTAAAACAGCAGATCCTACTCTTGTATTTGAGCCGGAAGGCATTAATAATGAGCCTGTAATTATTAATGAATCTGTTATTGAAACACTTTGCGTTAATGGATTAACATAGGAAGCTGTTGAAGCGTTTAAAGCATATGATGCACTTGTTACTGAACCCTGTAGAAAAGAGGCTGTTAAAGCATATGAGCTACTTAAAGCATATGAAGCACTAGTTGAATTAAAAGCATAAGATGAGCTTAAAGCATATGAACTACTTACAACACTTCCTAATAATACAGAGGCTGTAGCAGCGTATGAAGAACTTAAAGCATTTGTAGCATAAGAACCTGTTCCTAAAAAAGAACCGGTGAAAGAACCTGTAAATGAGGATGCAGTTACGTTTAATAATAACGCACTGGATCCGGAAGTAATTATTTTTTTCCAGCTTGGCATAAATTTTTATTACTGTTGGTTATCAGAATTGTCTGACCCACTTCCCTTTCGGACCTATAATATACTAATAAATATTAAGGAGTAGTTTTCTTTGCTCTTTCTTTCTTTTGTAGAGCAACAAGTTGTTCTAATTTTTCTGCTTCTTCCATTTTGATATTCATTTCAATTTGGAAAAGTTGTTCATCAAGTTTGTCTTGAAGATTTGCAACAAATTTAGCTGATTTACCTTGAATCTGAATGATGTCAAGGGATTGACGTAAGAGTCCAAACTCATCTTTACTTAATTCTATCGGATACATAATTTTATTTATCCAAAGATATGTACTGTTGTTGTAACTTCAAAACTAAATTATATAGACTTTCTAAAGAATCGCCCTGAAAGGAAGATTGTTTGATTAAAGAAAATAAAAATTCAATTTCTTGTTTTGTTAAAACACTAGGATCAGTAGCGGGTTTAGTTGGTTGAATGAATTTATCAATAAGTGACATAACTGTTAAATATTATTTTATGAATAAATGAATATATCTTGAGTTGAGCTGTTTACGTAAATATTACCATATCCTGTTGTACTACCACCCCAAGTTGGAGCTGTAGAAGGAGCACCGGCCGCTGTTGTAGCTGTTACAACATATTCGTTAGCGGTTACTGAAGAAACTCCAGAGGCAACATCATAAGCTACAGCAAATCTACCGTAAGTACCTGTTGAACCTGCTGTACCCGCCTCTAAGAAAATAGCAGAACCAGATCCGGCTGCATTATAAGCAACAATAATACCACCATCTGTTAATGATGTAGAACCAGAGGCTAATAATACGAATTTATCAGCAACTAAAAGACTGGTTGTGTTTTGGAACGAGGCAGTACCTGCTACTGTTAAGTTTCCTGTTAATGTTGTATCACCTGTTACTGTTAAGTTACCTGTAGTTGATAATGTATTAAAGAAACCAACTTGACCTTGAACAGCACCATTACTATTAGGTCCTGAAGGTGATAAAGTACCGGCCTGAATATAACCTGTAGGGGCAAATATGTTTGTACCAGCATTAATTATATTTCCATTTAAATTACCTGAAGATGAAATTGCTGATCCTGTAATATTTGTGGATGTTAGAGAAGATAATCCTGCTATTGTGGTTGCTGTAGCACCCAAAGGAATTGATGTACTACCAACAGTTACAGCACTATTAACTAACTTAGAGTTAATAATAGAACCGGAAACAATATTTGCTGTTACTGAGGCTCCTGTCGTAACAATAAAATCAACTTCAGGACTGTCTACGAAATTAGCTGCTGAAAAAATTGCTGATTTTGAACCAGAAATAAAGTAAGCAGAACCTGTATCTACCATAATGGTAGTAGCTGCTCCACTTGATTTAGTTAAACCCGAACCTGTAATTTGAGATAAAAAATCTGCTAAAAATATTTTCTGTAGAGCTGCTGATCCTGATACTACAATCGGCTGGTCAGAAATTGCTGTTATAGTACCTGGGATGTTCAAACCAGTGGCTGTAATACCAGTTATGTTGGTACCATCTCCAGCAAACGATCCTGTAAAAGAACCAGTTAACTTAGTTGTTGTTAACTGACTTGTAGAGGTAATTACCTGAAAAGTTCCAACATTTACTTGATTTAAAACAGCATCACTCCCCGATACTATTACTTTTTTCCAACTTGCCATTGTTTAATTAATTATTTATTATACATATTATAATCCGAAAAAGAAATCACCCGAAGACGAAACAAATATACCACCATTTACCGGGGGAGGTGCGGAACTTTGGGTAACTAACACTAAAACTTTGTTAGTGTCAATTTTAAGTAAATCCACTGATGCCGATGATACAGAAAAAAAGTTAGGAGTACCTAAATTAACCGAAGCTGATATAGAACCTGTAGATATAAAAGTAGCATTTCCTGAGGTTCCAGGTAAAGATGAGGTAACAAATAAAGCATTACTAACAGCATCATATAATACAGTTCTTACGTTTGCTGAAGGTGAATAAGGTAAAGCAAATGAGGGAACTTGAAAAGTAGGGGCATTAATGTTTAACACCGAAGTATTAATATCAACTAATGTAGCATTACTTATTAAAAAATTACCATATACTCCTGTAGATCCTGTTAATGATGTTGAACCCGAAACTACAAGAGATTGTGTTAATGGGTTTACATAAGAGGCGGTTCGTGCAAAAAATGCTAAAAATGACATTGAAGCATAAGATGCAGAAGTAGCGAAAGAACTATTTATACTGTAAGAGGCAGTAGTAGCAAAAGATGCAGATAACGCATAAGATGATGAAAAAGCATTTGATGCAAAAGAAGCAGAATTAGCGTTTAAAGCAAAAGATGCAGTTATTGCAAAAGAAGCAGTATTAGTAAAAGAAGCAGAATTAGCGTTTAGAGCAAAAGATGCAGTAGTTGCAAAAGAGGAAGAAACTGCTGTTAAGGCATAAGATGCTGATTGGGCTAAAGATACATAAGAGGCTGTTATAGCATTTACTGCATTACTTGCCCAAGAGGCTGTACCTAATAGAGAGCCTGTAAATCCATTTAAAGAGGAAACTGATCCTGTAAAACTAGTAGAACCACTTATCAGCATGGAACCCGTTAATTTAACAGTAGTGCCATTAAAATTAAAAATAGAAGAACCATCTAAAACTCCAGCATTGTTATACTGAATTGAATTATATGGACCTCCAGGAGTTGATCCTCCACCTCCACCCCCACCAAAAGCAGAAGAGGCAGTAATATATAATTGACCCGTTGTATTATTAAAAGTAACAACAAAGTTTTGGGCTGTGGTTTGGTTTATTAAACCAGTAAATACAACATTACCTGTAGAGGATAATGATCCTGTTACACCTAAAGAACCAGTAATTAAAGCACTACCTGTATAAGGGAAAGCAGGTATACTGTTTAATGAATAAGAGGCAGTAGCTGAATATGAAGAACTTAAAGCTTGAGATGCACTTACGGCATAAGAGGCGGAAGTTGCTGTACCTCCTCCAGCAGTTAAAGCTATAACTCCTTCGTCATTAACTGTTAAAACTTTGTTTTTATAGCCTGTGGTGACCTCAGTAAGATTGTCGGTATTAAACGCTATAGGACGGTCAAAATACCCTCTACCTTGACCAGGTTTATCCAGTCTATTATTAATAGTAGTATTATTAGCCATTCCCTAGTAACATTTTATTATAAATATTAGATTAATATAAAGCATTCCATACTGATCCATCCCAAAAAAATGGTTTTGCAGGTACTGAAGAAGATACTGCAAATGAACCTGTAGGTATATTTACTGTTGGTAGTGGTGATTGAGGTTGTAATGTAAATATAGCAGCAGATCCTGTTACACTTAAACTACCTGATATCGATGTAATAGATCCACTAACTGTTATTCTTTGGTTTCCTTGACCATCTGCAATTATAATTCTATTGTTGTAAGCTCCATCAGGTAAAACAATATTACCTCCTACTATAGTGTTGTTTGAACCAGAAATACCAGATCCAGATACATTGTTATATCCAATAACTGTATTATTTGAACCTGATCTAAAACTCTGCATTGTATTATAACCGATAGAAACGTTGTTAGATCCGGTTATTTGCTGTAAAGACTGGTAGCCAATAGTTGTATTATTTGAGGCTAAGGTAGCAGAGCTTGATACCATTGCTGATGTTCCTATGGCTAGGTTACCATTTGCTGTAGTTATGGTTCCTAAAGCATTAGCACCAATTGCTAAATTAAAGTCACCTGTTGTAATTTTACCTAAGGTATTTGCTCCTATTGCAATACTATCTTGAGCACCTGAACCTGATACCATTGCTTGGTACCCAATGGCGATATTGTTATTTACTGTGGTTAAGAATTTTAATGCTTCAAACCCAATAGCAATGTTATTATCACCTGATGTAACGTTTGCCCCGGCATCTGTTCCTATAAAAATAGAGGCAGCAGCTCCAGTTGCTAATTTACCGGCTCTTAAACCTATTGCTATATTATTAAGTTGTGTAGTATTTGAAAATAAAGCCTCAGTACCTATAGCAATATTATTATCACCTGTAGTTGTAGCATATGAGGCAGAGTTACCAATTGCTATGTTATTGGTTAATGAAGTAGTACCTGCGGTAAATACATCATATCCAATTCCTATATTATTATTTGAACCATTTGTAGTAACTAAAGGCATTATGTTATTACCTAAAGCTATGTTTCTAAAAGTTGAAGTTGCAGATATTAATGAACCCGATCCTATTGCTATAAGATTTTGACCTGATGTACCAGTACCTGAAAGTGTTAATAATGCATTTGGGTCTCCTATTACTAAATTAGTTGCTCTACTGCCTGATCCTTCACTTATGTAAACACTGTTTATACCATTTGTAGAATTTATTGTATTCAGGTTTGCAATAGATGAGCTAATAGTCCCGTTTACAATTACTGAACCGGATACTAAAAATGAACCAGTAAGTGGATTTGAAGTTATACCTGTTAATGTAGTCCCGTTTCCAAAATAAGAGGATGCTGATACTGATCCTGTCACATTAAAGTAAGTGGAATCTAGGTAGGTTGTATTGAATCCTTTTGATAAACCACTATATGGGGTTGATGAAAATTTTAAGTCTACAAGTCTTGGTGTTATAGTATCTCCAAAAGGTCCATAAGGAATTGATCCAGTTACATTTGATATGAAGGTAAGGTAGTGGTTATTTACATCAGGTACATAGTAACTAGGATTATCTATGGGAGTAACCTCAGATCCTCCATTAAAATAAAATATGGTGGGTTGGCCTGCTAAGGTGTAAAAATTTACAAGATTTGGATTATCATATATGTAATTACCAATATTAACAAAATTAGTTCCTGAGGAAGTGGGTGTTAAAGTTAATGTATTCCCTCGTAATAGTAAATTACTTCCTGTTATAGGACCATTTACATCTAAACTACCTGATATACCTGCAGAACCAGTGAATGGGAATGCTGATCCACTACCTCCTCCTCCTGAACCTGTGTTAACAGTAATAGGGAATGTTGAACCATCACCTTTGGTAAAAGTAATTGTATTTAAATTAACAGAGGCAGTAGTTAATAAAGAACCAGTGTTTGTGCTTCCACCTCCTCCATTTAATGCAAATGAAGCAGTTAAAGCGTATGAGCTCGATACAGCGTTTTGAACATAAGATGCGCTTTGTGCTAAAGTTATAAATGATGCTGTTAGAGCGTAACTTGCTGATAATGCTTGATTTGAATATGAAGAAGTTGTTGTTAATAAATCTTGATTTGGATTATACCTTAAACCTCCATCTACTTGAACATAACCTGGACCTGATGTATCAATGAATAGTACATTATGTTGTAAGTTTTGTGTTGATATACTGGTTGATACTTGCTGTGTTATTGAAGAAGTAAGTGAGTATGATGCGCTAACGGCGATTGAAGATGTTAAGGCATAACTTGAACTTAATGCTTGGTTTGAATATGATGAAGTACCTATTACAGAACCAGTGAATGATCCTGTAAATGAACCTGTAAAACTTCCAGTACTGTAAGAAGAAGTAAAAGTATTTATAGAACTTGTAAAGCTATTAAAACTACTAGTTGTTACAAAAGATCCGGTATTAATAGTTGTTCCTGCATTTAATGCAAAAGATGCTGTAGTTGCAAATGATGAACTTACTGCATTTAAAACGTAAGAGGCTGTTTGTGCATTTTGAACGTAGGATGCAGTTGTTGCGTATGAACTACTTAGGGCATATGATGCACTTGTTACTGAGCCTTGTAGAAAAGAGGCTGTTAAGGCATAAGAGCTACTTAGAGCATAGGAACTACTTACAACACTTCCTAATAATACAGAAGCTGTAGCAGCGTATGAAGAACTTAAAGAATCTGCAGCATAACTTGCTGTTCCTAAAACTGAGCCTGTGAATGAACCGGTAAATGAACCTGTAGTGTTTGTAGGAGCAAATGAAGCACTTAGAGCATATGATGCACTTGTTATATTACCTGAACCGCTGAATGAGCCTGTGATTCCTCCGGTTACTGTTAATGAACCTGTAATGGATTGTGAACCTGAACTATTTAATACTCTGGTCCAACCTTGGTATGAACCGGAATTATAGTAATAAATACCCTCTGTGGCCGATGCTGTAATGTAGGTTTGTAAACCTTGGGCTGGAGAGGATATGTTTGAGGTAAGGTTTGTGCGGGGAGGTAGGAAACCTTTAGTAGTGGATTGAATATCCATTAAAGCAGAGGTATTTGCACTTGTTCCACCAACAACAACAGCACCTTGAGTAGTAGTACCATTATGCGCCAATACTACAAGTCCTTGTTCTGCTATTCCATTATTTAATCCTCCATAAATTCTTACAGGGCCTCCTTTAGCACTATAAGAAGTATTTGTCATATCAGCACCTGCAATATCTAAGAATGATGTTGAATCTGAACCACCTTGTTCTTTTTTAATCAGAAAAGATTTTGCACTTGGTTGAGTAAATGTAATACCATTATTTACCGCTAAGAAACGCATACTACTTCCATCTACTGAAATAACACCGCTACCTGCGGTAGTTCCACCTATACTAAAATTATAACTGCTATTATATGTAATTGCATTTGGATATTGTAAATTTAAAGTTCCAGCATTAATAGTTCCTTGTGAGCTATTACCAACGCTCAAACTACCTGCATCTGTAAGAGATAACATCGTTGTCCCCGCACTATTCTGTACTAGTAGAGATGTAGTAGAAGAAGTAGCACCTGATCCTTTAACTAATAAACTATTAGTTGCTGAACCTGTTACTGTTAAGTTGCCTGAGAATCTACCTGATCCAGAAACATCTAATTTAAAACCTGCATCTGTAGTGGTATTTAATCCTAGATTACCGTTAGCAAAAAATAAATTTTGTACTGTTGATCCTAAGTTAAACTGTATTTGATTTGAATTAGCTCCACTAGATCCATTTATTAATATGTTGGCTTGTGAAGTTGACCCACCGTATATGATTACCCTTCCTGAACCTCCGCTAGGGTTTTGAATTGTCAATACGTTTGGGTTAGCAGAAGCAGTATAGTTACCAAGTATTAAAGTTGTTGCTCTTGCTGTTCCATTTACATCTAAATTGTAAGCTGGGGTAGGAGTATTAATACCCACATATGATCCACTATAAACAAATCCACTATCTGCTCCTAAAACACTACCACTATTATAAACTACTTGAGTAGTTGTACCTGGGGCCGCTACTGAACCTGTAAATGATCCTGTAATTCCGTTATAAAAAGTAGCAGCACCCGAAACATTTAAAGGACCTGTTAAAATATTAACAGTACCGTACATTGTTTGAGTATCGTTTGCCGCATCACCAAACTGGTTTGAACCAGAAGAATAAATAACAGAGGCCGATTCTATAGTAACATCCAAGTAACTTATAGAGGCAGTACCTGTAACTCTTATGTTTGAGGCAGTAATTGCTATACCACTAGCCACGTTAGTAGCAAAAGAACTTGATAGAGCGTATGAGCTACTTAAAGCATATGAACTACTTAGAGCATAAGATGAACTAAGAGCATAAGAGCTACTTAGGGCGTATGAAGAACTTAAAGCGTAAGATCCACTTAAAGCATAAGATGAACTTCTAGCATATGAGGCACTAATTGCTTGAGAGGCACTTGTAGCATAAGAGGCAGTACCAAACAATGAACCTGTAAAAGAAGATGCATTTATTGAACCCGAAACAGATACTGAACCTGAAAATACTGAGTTACCATAAACTATTAAAACAGGTCCATTAGAACCTGATATAATTAAAGAACCAGTAATTTCTGCTGAACCCGAGTAAGGAAAACCTACTACACTTACTGTTACTCCATTACCTCCACCAAGAGATCCCGTAGAAACATTAAGAGATCCTGTAAAGTTTATAAAAGGAACATTAGATAAAACTAATGAACTACTATAGTATATATTAACGGATTGTCCTCCACCACCACTATTTGTATTTGGGTCAAATACGCCAACAGGAACCTGATCTAAGAATCTTACTTGAGCCATAATTTATCTAATATAAATATCAAATTATCCAATTGCTGTTGATCTGTTTTTAGTTTCTTTATCAGAAGCTGATTCAACTACTACTCTATCGCCTACTACGTTACTTTCGAAGAAGTCTGGTGTGTCTACTGTTTCAACAGAGAATATGATTTTGGTTTTATTTGAAAATTTCTGTAATGATGTTATATCTTTTTGTAATATATCAGGTATAATATACCCGTTTAATTTAATATCGAAAGTACTTCTTACAATACGCTCATCTCTGTCTGCTAACTCGGTTTGGAAACCAAACGAATCAATCATAGATTTAAACTGATAACGTTGAGGATCTCCCCAATAGGCATCAGAGGCATATTCCATAGCCTCTACTATCTTGTTTAGTTGTTCTACGTAATAAGTAAACACAACACAAGTATAACTTACAGTAACATAATCAGGCATAATAACAGCATAGTATTCCTGTTGTGGAATCCTGTTGTTTAATACCTTAAAATTATCGTAAGCATTTCTTAGAGTATATTTTTTAGTAAATACTTGTAAAAGGTTGGGTTGATTGGCATCTAGTTTGTTAGCTATCTGTCTATTTTTGTCTATACTGTTACGCTTAAACATAATCAACGGGGCCTGTATTTTTCCATTTTGATCCCTATAATACCCGTCTTTTTGAAATGATTTCCATTTTTCTTGAGAACCATAAACAATAGGGACAGGTAATCTCTGTCCGTTTTGTATGATAGAGGGTTGTATTACGTTTTGAAAATAATAAAAAACAGCCTCATCTATGTCCTGTAGTCCTACACTAAAAGGTTTAGTAGTATCTCCTTTAAAAGATGTATTTAAAGCTCTATTGTTAGTAGGATTTGGATTAAAACTATTAGGATTACCAGCTTGTGGGTTGGTAGGAACATGCTGTTCGTTAGACAGCTGTTTTTGGGTTTTTGGTATAGGTTTTCTAACTTGAGCCATTACATTCTTGAATTAACTAAATTCAGACGATCACTTGGAACGTAGTGACAATCACATCTTACTTCCACATTATAACCAAACTGACTTAATCCAGGATTTAAAGGATTGTTTCCATTATCATCAGTATAAGGATAGTCAGGATCTTTACCTACATAGAATTGTGTAGCATTAGTATTATCTACTTCCCAATAACCGTTTTGATATTGTATTACATCGCCTACCTCTGGGTGGATACTAGCTCCGTACTGGATAAAAGGTTGTTGATATGTACCAAATCCTCCTTGGTTAGCTTCATTTAATTTACTTAATAAATCATCACGTAAGAATCTAAAAGTCATAGTCCAACTAAAATCAACCCCTAAATCACTTGTAGGGGCTTCTTGAGGACCAACCTCTATTAAAGAAAATAACATAACAGGATCAGCATAGTTTCTACCCTCAGATGCCTCACCATACATGTTTGATTTTGTAGCACCTATTTTATATTTGTAGTAAATAACCTCTTGAGATATAATGCTCCCCATCAACTCTCTGTTGACCCTTCTGAACATTGAAATATCGCGAGCACCACCATAAAGAGCCATAATTATCCTATAAAAATTGTCATTGGTACATTATTAATTTCAGCAACACGAGCTACAGATTCTGCTTGTCTTCTTTCAAGCAAAGCTTGACGAGAGGTTTGATCAAAGTATTCTCGTAGTCTTATAATTAAAGCATCTTTTTCTGTAGCGGCCGAGGACACTAAATTATCTCCATTTAAAGTTACTTCTGCTCCTGGAATAGGAATAGTTGAGTATTTGTTTCTTACTAGCCCTAAAGCATCTTTTGCTCTAGCTAAAGTATATTCAAAAATCCAAGCTCTACCTATAGAATTAATCTTAGAGTAAATTGGATTTTGATAAGGAACGTTTGATGTGTTTACAATCTTGTTAGTACCGTTTGCTACAACAGAATCTAATCTGTCTTGTATCTTAATGAAATCAAATACTAAATAAATACCATAATCTAATCCACCTTCAAATCCATCTTCACCAAAAGCACCTGTACCAGGTACTGGGAATACAGAAATAATATTGTTTATGATATTAAAGGAATAGTTAGATAAAGTTACTTGGTTCATCATCTCAATGGCTTGCATGTTTTGCATAGTAAAACTTGTAGGCATCATCAAATAAGTAGCAGAACCATATCCAAATCCATATAAACCAGCGGCAGGAACACCTCCTAAACCACCTTGTCCAGCTAATAAAGCAGGAGAATATAATTGACTGATTGCTGGGGGAGATTGATAATAAACGTTTTTAATCTCAATACCACCTACAATTCCTTCATCCTCAGCCCACTTAGCTAAATCATAGCGTTGTTGCCCAGGAGTTAAAGGTAATCTACCTTTTAACCAGTTTACATTACCTCCGGCTCCTGCTTCCTCACCATATTGTTGAGATAGTCTAACAATAGTGGCCATTGTAGGAGTAAATATAGAGTTATTAACATTTAGGCTTGTAGAAGCTCCTTCTAAAGACAAGTAATTGTCTCGGGTTTGGAAAGCATATAATTCGTTTCCATAAATAGTAGTTGCCTCTTCAAATCCAGCCCAAAAATTAATATCTTGTAGTTCCACGTTTTCAATAGGATAACCTAAACGTAAAGCACAAAAGTTAGCTACTTTATTAGCATCGGTTTGGAATTGAGAATCGTTATCATAAAATCCAAAAGGTGTTGGTGGTGGCCAAACACCATTAGCATATGATGCTGAAACTTGAGCAAATGAAGATGAACCAGGCCAAATAGGAATATTAGACATATTATTTTATTAAGTGGTTACAATGTAATACTCTATACTTGCATCAGATCCTGAAGGTTGTGCTTTTACAGATTGTATGTCTTTAAAAGCAAATCCTGATTCGCTGCCAGTCATTTTACTAGTAGATAACATATAAGAGCTACCAGTAGCAATCAAATAACTCATTGCCTCGGAGGATGAAGATATAATTAATTTAACAGGAGCAACAGCTGAGTTGTTAGTTACTCTAACATATTGAATACTGCTTGTTACAAAAGTACCTGCACCAGGAGTTCCATCCATTCTAAAAAGGGTAGTAACTGAGCCTGTAGGGATACTTAAGATTCTATTATCAACGTAATTAACATTATTAATAGTTTGACTAACAGAAGATCCTACATCATCTCCGTTAAGTGTTAAAATTTCGAATATTTGAGAAGTAAAAGTTGCCATGCCTTTTCATATAAATATTGAAAAAGTATGGCTCTAACTTACTTTTTGGAATTTCCGTTTGAACCAGTAGTATTTAGACTAATCCCCTGTTCATATGCATCGTTGTATAGATTAATTAAATCCTCTACTATTGGATCTCTGTGGTTTTGTTTTAGAGAAATAGCACAAAGGTTTTTAATCTTTTTAGCAGCAGAATATAAAAACTTAAATCCGGAATCGCGTTTTTGTTTTAAATCCACCTGGCCATCATCACCACAAATAATCATTTTTGATCCTTTACCAATACGGGTAACAATCATTTCCATTTGTTCGTGTGTTACGTTTTGAGCCTCATCTACAATTACAACACTATTAACAAATGTTCTACCTCTCATAAACGATACAGGAACAATCTCTATTTTACCTTCTTTAATAAGTTCTTCTACTTTTACTTTATCGTAAAGTAAGAACATGTTTTGATAAATAGGTTGAACCCAAGGATCCATTTTTTCCCTTAAATCACCTGGTAAGAATCCTATTTCCTCTTTAGATACTGTTGGTCGGGTAATAATTACCTTTTCAACATCTCTCATAAATAGTTTTTCTAAACCAATCTGACAGGCAAGTAATGTTTTACCTGAACCTGCGGCTCCGGCTAACAATGTAATTGTACTTTCTAATATTTTAGCTTTAGCGGCTTTTTGTTCCTCGTTTAATTGGATTTTAAACTTAATAGGATTTTTTGGCTTACGCTTTTCTTGGAAGATATCATCTTCATGGGTTGGTTTTGTATTCATTGAAGTTAATTTTAACAATTTTGTCAAGGCCACCTTGAATATGCATGGCATCATCTAAACATAACTCGAAATCATATCTATCGTCTAATGGTAACACTAAATCTACTTGTGAACCCCATCTTATTAAAGAAAATCTTTCGTTTTGAGCAAAAACATCGTTTTGAGCCATAGTAAATGGAGCAATAACGTTTACATCCTCGTCTGCAATTTGAATTAAGTAATAAGTATAATCTAAAGATGGTGAATAAATTTTATTCCACATCCGCTCGTTATACTTTAAGTACTCCATGTTTGCGGGGTTAATTTTTTTATTTAATATATCTTTTTCAACCGCCAACATTGGTTTGTTAGTCGATTGTATCGCGTCTAGTGGTTTATATGACAGCAGACCTCCGTAAGGTATACGATTGATGTGAACATCATAAAATGACATAAATATACCAATAACTAGTGAAGGTTTATTGTACTCATCATCACCCATAACATCTTGAAGAGTATAATTCATACCCTTAATTTCAACTATAGGTTCAGAAGGATCTCTAATAAACTTTTGGTATAAAATTGTTCCATCAGCTGGAGAGTAAAAATGCTCATGGTCAATATAGTTTGGACGAATTGGGTCTCTAAAGAAAAATGTATTAGATAATTCCCCTACTGGCATCTTCTGAAGTTGTTTAACCTCAGTACTTATCCATTCTTGTAATGTTTGAGCCATTATAATAAAGTTCTGTTATGGTCAACTCGGTTTAAGTGCATCATCATACAAGATAACATAGCACCTGATTTCATGTATTCTGAAAGATTAAAGATAGCAGGTTCCATACCAGCATCACTACAAATCTTTTCTAATGTTTTGATTTTATGAACCTCACCGGTATAATACTCGTGTGATTTTTTTAATTCGGAAATGTTTGAAGCACACATAATCATATTACCTAAACGAACTGAATTAGTTAATCCACATAAAGCATCATCAACATCAATATCAATAATTTCAGTATACTTTTCCATTTCATCTAATTCTTCCTCATCAAATAACTCAGCACAAACTAATGTCTGGTTATTGTTTAAAGCAAAAATAGAGCAATCCAAGTGATACAAATATTCATCAACCATAGCTACTTTAAGAATGTCCATATCATATTGTTCTTCCATCCATTCATATGCTTTGATGTTTGAACGGATACCATAACCACCAATATATTTGTTTCCATAAAGGTATTTTAAATCTGCCTCACCTTCCCATTTAAATGGAGAGATTGCTGTTTTATAACCCATTTGGTTAAAATATTTTTCTCCAACTAATTCTTCACCTCTACGAGGATCAGAAGTAAAATTAGATAAAATAATATGGTTTTCGTCTTTAATATGAGGTAAATAAATACCTAAATTAGCTACATAAACTTGATCTTGAAAATTACCTTCCGAAGGTAATAAATTAACTACAGCACCACCAGCAACAAAATTATACAAGTCCATAAACTGTTTGTATGCTTTAGGTTTATTAATTGCTAATTCATCATCTGTTAGTTCCTGCATCCAAATGTTATTTGGATCTGCTGTAGATAATGAAAATGGAAAGTTCATAACAAAACTTTGGATTGGTAACTGACTTGGAGTCTCTTTCATAAGTAACTAATTGTATAACGTTTTGGTATACATATGGTGTAGGCCTATACTAGTTAAAAAAAGCCCCGATTTCTCGGGGAAAAATGTTAAATTTTATCACTTTTTTCCCTGTTTTGGGTTTTTTCTAGGGGTTGTGTATTAAGATAATGAAAACATGCATATAAATTTTCTTCAATATTTAAGTCAAAAGAAGCTATAGGTTTAATATGATCTATTTCCCAATATTCTCCATAATTATCCCAAGTCATTTCTGGTGAGAAATAAAATTCAAGATATTGAGTATATTCCTCCATGTTACACCCCAAATACTCTATAGTACGATCTTTTTTAAGTGTATTATATAGTTTTAAAGCTTCGGATATTCGAGCTGATGTTACATGTTTTATTCTGAACCCAATATCTGTATGGTATTTATTTTTATTCCATTCTCTATAAAGTTCCTTTTTAGTATGATAGTGGTTTGTACAATATTGATTAAAATATTCTTTATTTTCTTTTCGGTAATCTTTATAGTAGTCTGTTCTAGATTCTTTACTAGTTTTATACCATGCATCACTTAAAGGTTTTAAACAAGATCTACAATATATATGTTTACCATCTTTAGTATCTTTTCTGTTATAAAACTCCGTAATGGGTTGTTCTATATTACATTTTTTACATTGTTTCATATTGTCCAGAATATTCGTGTCCGTTATACATATGAAAAAGAGCCGCAAAAATGCGGCTCTTAATCTTTTACTTTTAAAAAAGTTTTATATTAGATAGTGTTTAATCCACTAATATAAACGCGTCCATAAAACTCAGGGCGCAACATCTTCTTAGCGTAACGAGTTAACAAACCTTTACGTGGTGTGAAGGTTTCTGGATCGTAAACTAGAGGAGTCATGATTAACGGAATGTAAGGAGCGAATACAGCACCTGTTTCCAAGAACTGAGAACCTCTGTAACCCATAAGGATCAAGTTTTCAGTCATGTAAGGGTTCTTGTAAACTTTGTAACGACCGTTTACTGTACCGATTTTCTGTACACCGAAAGCATATTCCATTTGATCAGCCTCACCGTTTGAAGTAGAAGCGAATCCTGGGATTGATTCCAAGATAGTTGCTACTGTAGGAGAAGTAACTAAGAAATTAGCACCTCCACGTAAAGTCAACTGGTGGATCTTGTTAGACACCTTTTGGATCTTAGTTCCCAAAGTTTGGAACCATTGACCTTGAGTGTTGTAGAATCCAGAAGCAGCAGTAGCGAAGTTACCGTTTGAGTAAACAGTGTTGTTAATAGCAGACCAGTACTCAGTAGCAGCAGAAGCATCTTCAATCAACATATCCAAGATTTCCAAATCAATTTCCATTGAAATGTACTCAGACATGATGTTAGTCAATTCAGCTTCAGCATCGATGTTTTGGTAAGCAGCTAAATCTTGAGCGAATTCAGGAGTCCATACTGCCTTCAATTTCTTGGTTTTAGCAGTGATAGGCTGTGATTGCATTCTTACGTTGATCTCAGGGATAACGATCTGAGTAGCAGAAGCACTAGAAGGTAATGAGAAAGAACCAGAAGCTTCGAAATCACCACGACCTGAGAAGTTACCTGTAGTTACGTTGTCACCAGAAGTTACGTTCAAACCATCTTGAGAAGTTGCTTTTTCATAAGTTACTACGAATACAGAACCTGACTGAGGAGTTGAAGCAAAGTTAGCTGAACCAGTAAATACGAAGCTAATAGTGTTAGCAGTGTAGTTGTAGCTTGTGAAAGCAGGTACTAAAGTAGTAGTACCGAAGTTTGAACCTGAAGCAGCTACGAAACCACGAACTGCGTCTTGGTCAAAGCTAGGTAAAGTACTGTTAGATGCAGTAATAGTCATTTTGTACATTTGACCTGATGCTGCAGAAGCAGAATAGTTAGAATCAAAGTTACAGTCAGCCCATGAAGCAGATACGATAGAACCAGTTCCAGCAGCAGTTCTAGTCAAAGTATTAGCTGTAGAAGCTGATATTTGGAAAGAAGCTGAGAAAGTGTTAGTAGCGTAAGTGAAACGTCCTGAAGGACCACCATACAAACCACCAGTTGCATCAACTGTAGAGAATGGGAACTGAGAAGCAGTGTTACGGTTACCATACAAAGAAGTACCAGCAGTGAAAGGAGTTTTCTCGTTACCATATTGGAAATCCAAGAAGAACACAAGTCCTGAAGGCATGTTCATTGGTTGAACTGAAACGAATTCTTTAGCTACGATAGTACCGAATACCTTACGAACTAAAGGTAATGCAATACCAGCCCAGTTTTCGCCTGTTCCGCCTGAAGTGTAAAATGAGTTAGAAGTGATTTGGTTTGATTCAGTTACCAACTGCTTGGCTTGGTTTTCCAACAATAATGACATATTGTTTTTATCAACCTCAACCAAACCTTCTAACAATCCGGTCTTAGACCATTTGCCAGCTAATTTAGTGGCATCGCTTTGCAAACTCTTCCAAGAGCCTGCTGCGCTTTCTAATAATTGTTGTACGTTTGACATTTTTTTTTTTTGTTTTTGTGTTTAAGTTTTTGTTATTTTTTAATTCCTGCCAATGTCTGCCAACGGGCAAACTGGTCGTTTACTTCAAGAATTGGCTTTTTCTCAGCAACACCAGCAGCTCTAGAAGCAGATCCTCTTAACATTGATTCGTTAACAGTTTTCTTAGTTTCTTTCATACCTTCAGATAAGGTTTCGAATACTAATTTAGCTTCTTTTACGCTAGCGGCTTTATCAAAAGCGGCCAATACTTTTACTTTTTGACTTTCAGTCAAATTTTTAGCTTTGAAGATTTTGTTTGTGTAAAGTAATTTAGCGTTAAACAAATTAACTTCTTGTAATTCAGTTTTGATAGTAGTTAATGCGTTGTAAGCCTCATCAAGTTCTTCTTTCATTTCTTTAAGTTTCTTCTTGTAGTCTTCAACTCCTTCTTCATCAGCAGTGTCTTTTTTATCACCACGTTTTGAAGCAGGTACATCACCTTTATTACCACCGTACTTTTTACGTTCGTTGATTTCAACTTCTTCTTCACTTTCCATACCTTCTTCACCTTCCATACCTTCATGACCACCTTCTAATTCTCCAGCGGCTACCATGTCGGCAATTACACCTTCAATGAAAGATTTAAGATCAGATTCGTCCATGTTTTCAATATCGATTTCTTCATCTTCTGAATCTTCGATACCGTCAGCATCTTCGTCTGTGTACTCTTCCTCTTCGTCAGCTTCAGCTACATTACCATGAGCTGTAGGACCTTGAGGGTTGTTAATAAGATCTTCTTCTTCATTCATTGCTTCTTTTTCACCAGCTTTCTTTCCCTTTTCGTACTCGTAAGCGGCTTTACCTTCTTCCATGGCTGAATCTTCTTCTTCCATTTCATCCAGTTCTCTTAAAAGTGCATCTAAGTCCATTTCTTCATCTACTTGACCACCACCCATTTTTTCAGTTTCATTATCACCATACTTGACAATTGATGATTTCTTTTTAGGGTAGTCGTCACTCCAATCATCAACACTTGTGTCGATTGATCCGTAGCCAGCATGTGATTTGTCAGATTCGTACATGTCCTTTTCTTTCATCTCGGTCATCTCTTTACCTTCATCCTCTTCATCCATTTCGGCTAACTTTGCAGCTAACTTTTCTTTCAAATAAGGGGTAAAAGCTTCTTCAAGAGCGGCTTTTGCATTGGCGATGGCAGTTTCCTTAACTGCTTTGGCATCGGCAATGGCTTCTTTTAATAAATCTCTGTTTACCATTTTGTTTTTTGTCCTCAAATAATTTTTGTTGGAAATACGCTTATTGTTGACTAATGTCGAAGCGTAATAGAATATTTTCTTGATAATGCGATATAAGAAAACCGCATATTACGAATATACGTATGTGGGAATTTTTTAAAAATGCATAAATAAGAAACCCTCCTTTTTAGGGGAGGGTCAGTCAAAGGATACTATCCTAAGAGGGGTTAAAATATTGGGCATGTGCCATTAGCACATAAAATTTCTGTTAATATAGAATTAACTTTAAGATAAGAATTAGTTGGCATTTCTTTACCTTCTTTTACTAACTGCATATATGATCCTGGATTGGATGGAGTTGAAACAAAATCCCAACACAATAACTCAAAATCATCTTGTACCTCTAAAGTACCTTCATTCATTTCTTTTAATGAACCCATCCCACGAGACGAAACACCTACTTGAACATTATTTTCAATAAGTGCTTTTAAGATATTACCAGATACTGTAGGTAAAATTTCAATCTTACCCATTACCTTATCTCCATTCCACCAAACTTCTCTAATAATGTGAGATACGTTTTTGAGGGAAATAATAGTAGAATCCGGGTGATCTAATTCACCTGTTGCTCTATTTTCTTTAATAATTTGAGTATACTTATCAATTTCTTTTTCCCAAATTTCTCTAGGATAATATCTACCATTACCATTTTTTACCTCGGCTGTAGCTAAAATACCTTCAACTAAGGGATTACCGGAAGGTGCCTTTAAACCTTCGGTAAGTTGCATTGGAGCAACTTTAAATGGTATAGTTTCAATTAAAACCTGTTTCATATTAATAAGACATCATATCGTCATCCTCATCAATCACTTCTTCTTTAGCTTTACCCGTCATTTTTTCATAGATTTTTTGGGTTTTTGCTTTATGTTTTTCAAGTTCTTTGATTTCTTTATTAAGGGTCTTAACCATAGATTG